CAAAATTGACTCCTGCACAAGTCTTGCATTTCCTGTATCAAATGCGCCTTCTCGTAAATAAGTTTGAACTGATGCAAAAAACGGTAATGCCGGATTTTCTGGATTTTGTAGTGCGTGTTTATCTTCCGATACTTTTCTTGCTGATATTGTAGTAACAGTATCTGTAGCATCAAAATCTAAATTATTTAATGCAGCTCTCATTGCACCGATAGTTAAATCAGAAACTACGGTTGGTTCAAGCGAATCTACAATATAAGCACCGTACTGCAAATCATCTGCTAAATCATATCTAATCTGTTCTTTTACTACACGGACTTCTTCTCTTTCTACTTCAACCCGGTATCGGAATACGTCTTGTATTACAATCCGGTCTCTTTCTAAGTTTTCTAGATTTATAAAGTTATCTATTTTACCCTGTAAATCTCGTATCTGTTCATTTTTTTGTTTTTCTAAATTATCCTTTTCTTGACGCAAAGCATCCAACTGTGCTTTTGCGTCAAGTAATAATTGATCTATTTGTGCTTTATAATCTTCTGATAATTGTGATATTTGGGATTGGAGCCCTGAAACTTGTGTTTCCAAATCTGTTATTAGAAGATTTAATTCTGTAATTTGATTTTCTAATTCTTTTATTGAAAGCCTAAAGTTTTCATTTTGATTTTCTGCTTGACTAAGTTTAGATTTTAAATCTGCAATTTCTTGTCTTAATTGTGCAATCAAATCTTCTAAGTTTGCAGTTGTATTTAACAATTCAGAAAAATTTAAATTGTATACATATCTTAGCTTTGAAAGTTTTATTTTTCCAATTTCAGTATTAATTATCAAATTTGGATTAGTATCTATTTTTAATAAAATAGATCCTGCATTATTACGATTTATTTCAATCGAATCATTTGCTTTAATTTTATTTACAATTATTTTATCGCGCAGCTGTTCAGATGGTAACTTTCCTGTTTCGCTACCCGTTAAAATCAGTCGTAATAATATTTCTTCATAATCAGAAAGCTCTAATCTTTTTTTTATAAATCCAAGAGAAAGTTGTTCTTGTATATAGTTAGACGTTGAGCCATATTGAATTGCAACTTCCTCTTCTATTATTTTTTTTAATAGATTAATTTGATTTACAGTTAATATCATCTTGTAACTTTAAAATATTGATCTGAATCGATTATGGTTTCTGTATTATCTTTTACTATTTTATAGATAAATCTATAATAACGCTCTGGCTGTAAGTTTCCCATATCAAACATAAAATAATTTCCGCTTGAATCGCAAGATAATTTTGATCCTGTTGTGTTAAACGGTATAATTATATCGTTTGTTACCGAGTCTCGTATTTCATAATAAGAGCTACTTGGTAAGAAGTAGTTTTTAATGTACAATGATTCTGTAGCATAAACTTTCTGGATGTATTTTGGTCTGCTGTTTACTCTAATTTTAGCAACATCATTTAAGTTGTACTCTTGATTTAATTTTGAATATACTGTAAATTCATTATTTAAGTCTATTTCTGTAAGACTTCCAGTAATAAATGAACTATCGTCCCATATTAAAAATAATTTAGGCGAATATATTGTATTTGAATTTCTAGAGAAGTATTGGATACGGCTATATGGATATTGCGATTCCTCTAATGAAGAAGAGTATTTTAATAGTAATCCATTATTTTCATAATCACCGTTTAAATATTTACTGTATATAGAGGTAACATTTATAAATAAATCGTTTTCCTTTTCATTTAATAAATGTGTCACTAGTGATTGCGATATCCATGTCCCGCCACCAGATACATATAAGAATGAAGAATTATATTGACTTATATCCCATTGGTCTATATCTTTTGATGTTCTATACTGCCAGCCAACTCCATTAGTTGTCTCTGGTTTAGAGTCGTAAAATCCGTTGCCAGCAGTCCATGATTCTGATACTGCGTATATATTGATTGCAGTCTCGACTGGCAGTTCATCAATAGTCACCGAATTTAATTTCAAATAATACGATGCCGATACTATTGAATACTTCGAGATGTATTCATTTATTTCGTTATTTGAAAATTGCAATAAAATTCTACTGTTATATTTTTTTTGCGAAGAATATGAATGAACCAATTCTAATATAGAATCGGCTTCTGTATTTTTATTAGGGAATTCTTCGTAAATAGTAGCATCTTTATATGGGTAAAATGTTATTATCATAATCCAACTACCCTCCCTTTAATATCAGTGTCTGGGTATTTTATTTCGAAGATAGATGGGTCTAATGACGGGTAAATCAATCCATTTTTTTCTGCCAAAGAAAAATCATAAAATACATTACTATACCCCAGTGTTGAATCAAATAAATTTTTGAACCTGACATCAACAACAGTCTGAACTCCGGGTACTCTATCTAATATGTTATATACTTCACTAATTACTATCGGCTGATTTATTTGCCAATTAGTAATATCGAAATAGTTTTTTAATTGCACCATACATCTCAAAATTACATCGTAATTATTTTCAGATGGTAATGTTACAATATCAAAGTCAATTCCAAAATTTATGATATATGCATTTTTTATATTAATTGCATCTGTTAATATTCGATTAGAAGAAATGTATGTTTTTAAGTTTTCTTTAGTTGCGTCATTTACATTTGTTAACTTTGAATTTTTGTCATATGTAAGAACATACATATTCAATGCCAATGGGTTTGGGTTTTTTATTTGTTGTATTGCTAAATTTTCTACATTTAACTGATCGTCTTGGGTTATATAGCATTTTGATATGCTACCATAATTGGATGGCAACGTTAATGCTCGCATTATATAATCTTCTTTTGTAACTGTCCTATTTTGTGCATTCATAAACCCTAGTGCATTTATTTTTATTTCATTTAGAGTTTCTGCTCCGCGTCCACCATTAGCAGGTGTTGGGTTATTTACAGCAAACGATGCTAATACAAGATTTGATAGTTCAGTATCTAAGTTATTTGATGCAAAGTAAATGCTTCTTTCAATAACAGTGTTTAATATATCAGATTCAACATTGTCGGTAAATCCACCACCTACTCTATATCTTACATTAAGCGTAGTATTAGATGGCATTATACCATATGTTTTTGTATATAAGAAATTAGATGGATCAAATGTACCAGGTAATGGATCTACTAGGTTTGAGAATGCTGATCCCACTAGATCTGGGTTCGGTATTATATCCATATCATCAGTATCCATTGTACCAGCGCCAAACTGTATCAAATAACTATTATCTGATAGTAATCTAGATGTAAATCTTCTAGGTACAGTTGATAATTTTAATAAATACGGTGTTTCATCGGCATAGTTATATAGTTCCGGATCATTACGTTTTGAATTTCTTACTGTTTTTAATACTGTTTCCTGTGATAAATAAGGAACATGTGTCCATTCATTTCCAGATGAATCAGTTGCACTTATTATTTCAATAATATTATCATCTGTTAGTTTTACAGCATCATATGGTTTTGGTTGTGTAAATATGAATTCTTGCTCTTTTACTGTACCAGATGATGCTTTTACCTGTTTTTCTAATAGATAAAAGGTTGGGTCTCCCGTAGTTTCATCAATTTCATATACAGTAACAATCGTAGGACTTAAGCTACTGCTATATGTAAAATCTAGATATTCAATTGTATTAAATGATACATTTGATGAAAAAGAACTCCCAACAACCATACCAGGGTCAACAATCATAGCGTATCTGTAGTCCGGTCTATTTTCTGCCCCAGACCCGATTGCAGGTAATATCTGGTAAGCACTTAATATTGCCTGGGCTGGTACTGAGACTTTGGGTTGGTATCCAACTGCTTGTGCTAATTCTAATACATTTTTTCTTTCTTCTGCCTCAAATAAGAGAGATTCTTTAAACTGAACGTCAGTATAATAGGAAAGAACATCTCCTACATACGCAGACATTTCTAAAAATAACATTCCAGGCGAAGACTCATTAAAATCTTGTATTAAGTCTGGAAAATAGGTTTTAGAGAAGGTTATTAAATCTTCACGTAATGTTCCAAAATCTCTATTTAAATATTTTACAGGTTTTGAATTTAATTTTGGCATTAGGTTATTTCCACGTTTATATTAGAAGAGCTATCAATAAATATGACAATCGTGGAATTTGCCCTGGATGGTAGCAGTCTAACTGACATTTTTACATTTATTTGATTTTCAAATGAAAATGAAACAGCTATATCCAATATACTAACGAAAGGTAACCAAAATGAAAAATCACTTGTTATACTTTTTTTAATTTTGCTTGCCAATTCCTCATTAGCACCAATTTGTTCAAATAAGTAATCGTATAAGCTTAACCCGTATTCCGGATGATAGAGTCTTTCGCCTTTTTTTGTCTTTATAAAGTTTGTTATATTAACTTTTAATTGATCGTTAGTAACTCTCGATATAGGAAATATTCCACCGGATATCTTACGGAAAGGCAATAATATACCTATCCCACGCCCTACGGTATTCTTTTCTACAGTATCGGCAGTTATAATTGGTGTCTGTAATGATGTATAATTAAATGCCATGATTATTTATTGAGCTTTTTAAGTAAAGAGCTATAATCACGAGTCAGTGCATCTTTTACATATGATGGTGCATTTAAAAATTGATCA